GCAGATACATAGAATAGGAGATAGACACAATGGACATGACAACAGGTAGACCAAATCATATTGAAGATGTTCTTGTAACATTGAACACAGGGCAATGGTTTGGGTGGACAGATAGTTCAAATAAAGTTTATGCAAACTTAACAGTTGCTAGTGGTCACAGTAAACCTACAGAGTCAAGTTTGACTACAAAGTTAGCCGAACTACAAGCAGCTTGGGATGCAGATAACGCTGCATATAGACTTAACAGAGCAGCAGAATATCCTAGTATTGGTGACCAGTTAGACATGCAGTATCATGACGCAGTCAATGGTACATCTACCTGGAGAGATGCTATTGCAGCAGTAAAGAGTAAGTATGCAAAATCATAATAATGGGTTATGATTATATAAAATATTAAGGAGATAAAAATGGATCAAGAAAATTTAGGAACAATAACTATGGATGATGTACTTTTGTTATGCAAACATAATAAAGTTTTTGAATCACAGTTAATTCTAATAGCACAATCAAGAATAAACACAGAACAGAAAGGAACAGCAAATGGCATACGGAATGAAGACAAAGAAAAGATCAATGAAAAAAAATAATGGTATGCGAAAAGCGGGCATGACTGCAAAACGTAAACCAAAAAAAAAGAAATACTAATATGAAAGTAAAGAATGTAAACATAGACTCTTTGACTAAGAGGCAACAGGCTTCTATGAAAAGACACGGCAAACACCATACTGCTAAACATCTTAGAGAGATGGTGAAGTCTATGAATAGAGGTAGAACCTTTACTCAATCACATAAATCTGCTATGAGAAAAGTAGGAAAGTGATAGGTGACAGAGTGTTTAGTTTTATATTGTTTATAGCAATGCTAATCACTTTATTATTTATAGGAGAAATGTAATGGCTACTAAAAAGAAAAGAAAATCAACAGTCAATCAAGCAGGTAATTATACTAAACCTACTATGAGGAAACGATTGTTTCAGAAAATAAAAGCAGGTAGTAAAGGTGGTGCTAGAGGACAATGGTCTGCTCGTAAGGCTCAGATGTTGGCTAAACAATACAAAGCAAAAGGTGGAGGGTACAGAAACTAATGCCAAAAGGAAAAAGAGGATACTCTGCTAAACAAAAAAGAATAGCAAGGGTAGCAGCACCAAGAAACAAAATAACTGGTGCAGATTTTAAAAAACTAAAACGAGGTAGACGCAAGTAATGGCTAAGACCAAACGTCAACAATCTTTAACTAAGTGGACTAAACAGAAGTGGGATTACGTTTCACCTGGAGATAAGAAAAAACCTAAAGGTAAACGTGGTAGGTACTTACCTGCCAGTGTTCGTGCTAGTCTAAGTCCAGGAGAAAAGGCAGCTACTAACAGGAAGAAGAGGAAAGCTGGTGGTGTAGGTAGTAGGGCAAAGTATTCAAAGAAAATAGCAAAGGGTGTAAGGAGTGCTTAATGGTAGCAAAGAAATATCAAAATCCTAAAGGTGGGTTGAATGCAGCAGGTAGGGCATACTTCAAAAGAAAAGAAGGATCTAATCTAAAGAGACCACTGAAGTCTGGTACATCACCTAGACGTGTAAGTTTTGCCGCTAGGTTTGGTGGCATGAAAGGTCCTATGAAAGATAGTAAAGGTAGACCTACTAGAAAGGCATTAGCGTTGAGAGCTTGGGGTTTTAGAAGTCCTGAGTCTGCAAGAAACTTTGCGAGAAGACACAAAAAAAAGAAATAATATATGGTAGATAAATCTCAAAAAGATATCAAAGAGAAAGATGGGAATGTAAATCTAACTGGAACACAGTTGATTACCTTCCTTATTTTTTTCCCAATCGTAGTAGTGTGGTTGTTCCTCGCTGCTAGAATAGTATGGAGTGCATCAAACAACCCAGAAACACTAGACAGCATAGAGGGACTGTTGACAGCGCTAGCAGTACTCTCACTCCCAGTGGCAGGTGGTCTCAGCGAAATCCTCAGGGCTTATGCAGCAGAAGTTACAGAAAAGAAAAAAGGAGATGACTGATGAAGATAACATTCAAGTCAAAAACATTTCGGTTTCCTAAAATCTACATACCGAAGATTAGAGCAAAGCTCAGTCTACCAGTATTGCAGATGGCTATACCACGAATTAAAACGAAGTTAGGTTTAGGAGATAACTTTAAGAAAATAATGGGCATATCATTGTCGTTAGCAGGTTTGATAATAGTAGGTTCAGTTTACTTTGCTATTGCAGGAGTAAACCAAGCACCTATCTTTCCTCAGTCTGCGACATACGATATGAACGAAAACACAACTAACGTCCCAGTAGGTAACGAGGGATCGGAACTAACACAGACCTTAGCCTTGAATATAGGTGGTGCTAGGATAGAGTCAATTATTATTGATGACATCAATGTAGGTAGTACAACTATTACCGACTCGCTAAAGATATTCGCAACAGGTTCTTATTGGATAGAGGTAGATGAATTACTGATAGACAATCTAACTGCACCAGACTTTGTTTTGGGCAATAGTGAGATCTATGAGTTAGTTGTTAAAGACAACAAAGCAGATGGTAATTCGTTTAGTCCAACATTGACTAATGGAATAGCAGATATTACATTGGCATCTACTCGTGGTGCAATAGACCTACCCGCAGTTACAGGTTCAGATTATGACCGAATAGTAATTGAAACAGCAGGTGCTAATGCACAGATAGGCAAGTTACACATCAAGAACTTGAAGGCGTATGATGAAGGCATTGTTCTAAACAACTTGAAGGTTGGTAAGTTAACAATACAAAACTCTTCAATTGGAGATGGCGATGGGATTGACTCCGCAGATTTTATTATTCAATCAGATACTAAGATCGCACAGTCAACATTGACCAACAATGCTGAAGTACCGATTAGTGTAAAGTAGTTCTATTATGATGGGTAAACTAAGACCACAGATATTTCTAGCGATAATTGTCCTAGCTGTTTTATCTGTGGTTGGTCTATATAAAGGGCATAACGAGATTGCTAGTGGTGCTATTGGTGGCATCATTGCTCTAGGTATGAAAGTCCTAGAGTCAGAATAAACAATCCCCTAAGTTTTGATTTCTAATTATTTTTTCAAAACAGTAGTTTTTGTTTTAACTTTTTTTATAAACAAGATGATGTCTTTGCGTTTAACAATATGGCATAAACAAGATAAAAAGTAGTTGTGATAGAATGTTACCAGGAAGGAGAGTAACATGTTCAATAGTATAGCAAGTCTTTTCTTGAGTAAAGAGAAGAAAGTATTATTAGATTTAGCAATGCATATAGTTCAGTCTTTGGACACCAAAGAAGAAAGACTGGCTGCAGCAGAGACAGTGATGGAAGCTTTGAGTGATGGGAAGATTACCACCATAGAGTGGACTAAAATAGGCAAGTCTCTTGGTGTATTTGGTAAAAAAAAATAATCTGATACAATAATTTTAAGGCACTAAACCACTGCTTTCGGTTTTATACCAAGATCCTTTTAGTAAATAAGACATTGCGAAGCATTCTAATCCTTTGGTTTAGTGTCTTTTTTATTTAAAAGAAAAGGCAGTAGCATTAGAATGGAAAGGAACTACTGCCTCTTGAGAGAATTGGATGGATCTCTGTCTTAGTCTACCAAAAGATAGATACTTCTGCACGACCCTCTCCTGGTCGACAGTATATTTTTGTTGCATGTATCTTCCAGACTTGGTTATCGTCAGCCCAAACCTTTGCCTCAGTCAATGCATCTTTGATAGGTTTTATTAGGTTGTCAGTGTCTGGAGTCTTTATATGAGGGTTACCAATTAAATCTGGTATCCTTTTCTTAGCCGTTGCCTTGGGCAGAGGCATGTGTGCATTGATAAATATGTTGACTGGTATGCCTTGGCTCGCTCTAACCCCCTTAGAAACGACTTCTACCTTTGCCATATCTCTCACTAAGTCCATCCAGTTTCTTACTCTTTTAGTATTGTAAGAACCAAACCTAGAAAATTTTACTGCTCTAGGTATTGGTGTACCTGGTATGTTTATAAAGTATCTTAATTCACTCATAATAGTTTTCCTTGTCTTGGGTCTTCAGTGTTTAGTATTAGTCTGTAATAATACAATCCATCTCCATGATAATCTTTTTCTAATGTGTGGTTACCAAACTTAGGTTTCCTAAAGTTTCTAAGTTGTGCAGAGACAGAAGCCTCGGGAGCATTAGTTACATATGCTATGTGTCTTAGTGTTCTCCATTCTCCATCTCTCATTAGATTGAATATTTTTTCTTGTTGTTTTGATAGCCTCTGTGAGTCTCGACTATGATCGTAGTCACTACCATCAAATGTTTTTTGTTGCATAATTCTAATTCCTTTCTATTTTAGAATTGATTCCAAAGTTACTTGGACAGTTTGTTTCCCTGCGATTCAGAATGTTCCCTTCCTTCATCACAGTAGTCACAAGGCAATATAACATTGTCCTTGCATGGTCCTTTAGGACCGTGAATACATTCCTTATAGTTCCACTCCTTTCTTATTTTCTTTTCTAGTCTGTAAAATTCTAGGAGAAAGACCACATAGTCTTCACTGTGTGGGTGTAGTTTCTCTAGTTTTTCTTGCAACCTTCTCAAAGGTTTACAAGCCTTTCCTATATTGTTTGGTATTGATTTTACCATAGGTTCTTTTAATCCCAACTGTTATCAGCTCCTTGTATTAGAGACCAAGTTCTATTCCGTTTGTCATTAGACCCAAAGAATAACTTACCCTCGTTCTTTCTTAGTTCATTGCTAACATGTTTTGTATCTTTGTTAATTGCATCTGCAATATTATTTACTGTTTGGTTTGGAGTTTCTTCCAACACCTGCATGATCTGTTTGTATACAGGCATCTCTGAATTTACTATCTCACTACTACTGTTCTCCTCAGAGTAGTATCTGATACCATCCTCAAAGTCTATGCGATATGCAAGAGGTTCATGTAGTTCTCCATCGTTTGACTTGTCATGTCTCAGTGCAATGTACACCTGTTTCTGTGTAGGTGTTTGATCCTTTATCAACTCCCAGTAGTTTCTAGATTGATTCCACCACTGTGCCACACCTGATGGACCACGACCAGTATTGTCTTTAGGTTTATGTGCAATGGTCAGTATCGTAACACCAAAGGTTGCACATGCATTGAAGAATGGGATGACTGACTCTTCTGAATTAGTCTCACCACCCACTGCCTTAGAAGCAGAGTCAATAATAACTAACCCTACTTCCTTGGTCTTTATGATGTCGTGTAACTCTGTGACTGCATCGGTAATTGGAGTTAAGAGTTTTCTATAATATATTTTCTTTCCATCTTTTAATTCCAACCCCATAGACTTTACTAATTGTTTCTTTCTAAAGGCAGCCCTTTGTTTGTTTGTTTCGTAGTCTATGTATAAGGTAGGTTTTGATTCCCTACTTGGAGTCATACCTGGAAGAACAGATACACCATAACTATATGAGACTGCCACTGCCATTGCAAACAATGACTTGGTTGAACCACCATCGGCAGCAATCATGTTGTGTTCATTCTCCTCAACTACTGGAGACAAGGTATAACTAGGAGGACCAGGATCTTCTATCTCGTCTAGGTCAACCAGTGGTTCTCCTATCTCTATGTTGTTAGCAACTGCATCTTCTACTAATGCCAACCTCAAATCCCATTGTCTATCAGCTAATCTCCTCTCAAGTATTCTCCTATGTGTTTCTGTAGAACTAGATGAGTTTAAGTCCCAGTTTTTATTGGTCAAAAGATTTACTGGTTCTGACTTGTGATGTCTTCTGTAAACTACAGTAATGTCACAGGTACTTCTCTTACCAGTTCTAGTAAGATGGGCAACCATCACTCTAATAATCTCACCAGTTCTTTTCTCTTGCCATGTATACATATGGTCACCTTTTATGTTCCTTGTATACTCAGGTTTAGGAAAGTCTTCCTCTTGGTTCAGAGGAATGCCAGTGCCTATAGGTAGACCTTGACTCTGTCCTAATGCTCTCGCTGCATCGAGTTGTGTGTATTTCTCTCCCAATTTATTTTCCTTTCCATGCATTCTTGCACTAATTGAATTACATCGCCACCAGTATTACACCTACCAAAACATCTCCACGTCTGTGAGTCTGTCCAAACAACGAAGGATCTACCACGTTGTTCCTGGTGTAGAGGACACTTACCTGTAAGTAAATTCCCTACACCTTGTAGGTCTGTAATAACCTCGGCTACGTCTAATATATCTACAGAGTTTTTAACCATATCAAAAATGTTTGGGCCAAATCCAGTTTTATTAGTGGCTTGACCCAACCTTTTATTTGATACCCAAAACTCAGGTTGTGATTCCCATTTTGGAATAGGGCATGGTCTTATATTTCCATCTAGATCAGGACCATGTGCCTTTATCATCTTTAGTTCATACAAAGAAAGATGTATCCATCTAAGTTGTGACAAACTGTATTGACCATGAGGGCAACCTTTACATGCATCGATGTATCTCATTGCCTGTAAATAGTCTACCCTGTCGTTAGGATCTAGTGTCAATACTATATCCGAACAAGGCATACAGTTCCCATTCTTATCTTTAATCATAGCAATTCTCGGGTTGTTGTTGGCAGACCAGACTCTCACTGGTCTTAGGTTCTATCATGAACGTTGGTATTTTTTTATAAACCTTGTGTTCTACATTGAAGGACAGGAAGAAAATCTTAACTCCCATGGACATGCATACTCTACACACCAACAACAATTTGTTATATAGTTTCTACCTCCTCGTCATCATCTGTACCCCAGTCTATTTCGTCTGTGTAAATCTCCTTTCCTAGTTTCGCCTTGTCAAACTGGTGTTTCCAATCTGTCAACCACTGTTTCTCTACCTCATCTCCAAAGTGTTTAGCAATCAAACCGCTACCAAGTAAAGTAGTCATGTTGTTGAATGCCATACCTTTCCTTACACCAGTTACATAGTCGTCATTAGACTGTCTGACTGGTGCAGATGGAGTCACTGTAGGTTTTACCTCTAAGTCTTTAGCAGCTTGAATAACATCCTGGATGTTGTCTGCTGGTGCATTAGTAGGTGTAAAGTCTTTGACGTTAAACCACCATGGATACGTTTGATTGCTTTTGTTTTCTGTCGCATTCATATTGAACACATATGTCTGTCCTACAACTGGCAGTTCATCTTGTGGAAAATTCACACTGCCTCCTACACTACGATCCCACCTTCCATAGTTCCATCTATTTCCTTCTGGGTCACCCTCAAACACAATACCATGGTTGAGTTTGCCGATTGGTTCTCGAACTTCTTTCACCGTAAGTTTTGTATCATTAAACCAATATTGTTTTGACCCATCAGGTTTGTATGTAGGTTCATTTGCTTCATATGGAAACACATTTATCTTAGTCATTTTTTCTCCTTATCTATTCCTTAGTAACACAGTTGTTACTAACTAAGCTTGTAATACTACCCACCCCCTTAAGGGGGGTGTATTGTTGTTACTATTATATTTTTTCTTTTATTTGTAGGTACTTTTCTGCATAGAGTAATGCCAAGTGCAAGGCTTTACCTTGACTGACATTCTGTTCTGCTGCAAAAATCTTTAGTCTTGTGTGTACATTATCTTGCACACCTCTGATACTCAAGATCTTATTCATACTTGTCTCCTTTCCATGTCTTGTTGCATTAAACGTATAGTCTCACGACTCTCCAACAAACTCTCTGACATTTTCTCTAGGTTCTCCACTATATGTCTTAAGTTTGCATCTGTTTTGTTTAAGAGTGCATCTTTCTGGTCTGCCTCCTTGGTCATTCTCTCTACGAATCTTGCATTACTATGCATATCCATGTCTTGTTCGCAAGGTGGACATATCCAATCTCTGCCTACCAGTCTTGTGTTATCTCCACCAACTGGTCTGGCACATGCATCACAAATTTCTTTACCCATATTTATTCCTTTCTTTTTATGGTGTATATCTTTCTGTTAGTTGTTCACATGTACACTCATTGCCATCTAATTTTTCATGGAATGCAGTCTCGCATTCTTCACAATAGTTAGACGGTTTCTTAGACCGTACATGTAAACCATGGTTGTAGTCTTGGAATACAATGTTGCATTCCTTACAACGATACCAAGTTGAACCACCTTCGTAGTGACAATCATCCCAATGTTTCTCATAGAAATCAGGGTCACCCAGATAGTGCATTTCATTTTGTATATCTGTCAACGTTCTACTCATTTATAATTTTTTATACCTTTCTTGAACTGTAATTTTAGGCGTACCATTATCTGTGTTTCCCTGAAACACTATGACTGCACTAGGAAAAGGTGCAGATGATTTTGATCCACCAAACTTTAACCTACCTCTAACAAGGCGAATTTCCTTAGACTTCATGACGTAATCATGCCACCATTTTGTATCTGTTCTTGATGGAACTAAACAAACTACAGTTGCCCCATCAAACTTTGCAGACAGGTATGCCTTTTGTACCCATGAACCAATCCAATTACCATAAGGAGGATTAAGCCAACTAACTTCACTCCATACTTTGTCTAGTGCATCGTTCTCCTTGGTATAATATTTATTACATTTTGCCGTTCTTGGTGCTGCTGCAAGATCAATTTCAAAATTAAATTCTTCATTCAATAAATCAAAAAATTCTTGTGGTGTTTCCCATGTATGTTTATCACTCATGTAATGTACTTTCATTTTCTTTTTACTCACTTATAATCCTTTCAATATTCCATAGGCAACTGCAGCCTGTTTAGGTACGACTCCATTGCCTAGGAGTTTAAGTTTTGTAGATCTAGCCAACCCTCTTCCCATCCCATGAGCCACTGCACGAACAGTGGGTTTAGTCGGTATGGATGGGGCAAGGTCTGGTCTTTCTCTGATGACGTCTTCCCATCTTGGGTCTGTGAGACCTGGGGGAAATTCCATTGGTCTTCTACTTGGTCTGTTAGACCTTTCCCTTGACCTGTTTTTGTTAGACCTGTCTTGCCCTTTATCCCATCTGCTGCCAATGGTGTCTTCCAGTTCTCTGCCTGACCCTTTAGTAAGAACGTTCCGTTCGACCTTGTCGCATACTGAGTTGTCGCTGGTGTCTGCCATAGTGCTGCCTCTCCCAGTGACGATGGTCTCACCTTCACGTTTGCCGAGGAGTTTGGTGCTTCTGGCATCGTGTCTGGTGTGGGCCAAGATAAAAACTCGTTCTCGTCTGTGAGGTGATCCGACTTCGTTAGCTCGTAAAGTAATCCATCTTGCATCATACCCCAACGTGGAAAGTTCTCCAACGACAAGTTGGATGCCTCCACGAAAGAGACCTGGGACGTTCTCCAAGAACAACTCTCTTGGTCGTATCTCGCCAACCAATCTCTTGATGTCTTCCCATAACCATCGTTCGTCTTCTGTTCCTTCTCTTCTTCCTGCAATTGAGAATGGTTGACATGGGAATCCTCCAATGATTGCATCCACTCTTCCAACAAATGGTTTGCTGTCGAGGGTGTTGGTGTTAGACCAAACAGGCGCTTTATCCAACGAACCTGTTTCCATTTTGTCAACCAAAAGTGTTGCGGCTTCAAAGTCTCTCTCCACATATACGAGTGGGATAGCATTTGGGTTACATCGTTTATATGCAACGTCAAGTCCTCCTGCTCCCGAGTAGAGGGACATGTAGGTATGTATAACCACACTTATAATCTCCTTTCCATTTCATTTAATTTAATTGTATCATACATGTTTGTACGATGTGTAAGTTTATTCATCTGCATACTCTTTGTAGAACTGATGAACAAATGAACCCAACCCAACACCATTACTTCCTTGTTCTATCTCACTATCCCATAGATGTTGTCTGATAGGTTTCAGTTTCTTTAGCATGAAGTCACATGCCTCTTTGCCATTTTGATCTCCTGTTTCTCGCAGAAGTCTCATTGTTACATCAACACAGAAAGACATAGCCTCGTTGCCCTCTTGTGTGTTGAGGTAGTTGACTGCAGCCAACTCGTTATCATCATCTGATGCCATATTATTTTCCTTTCAAGTTGTCTTTGCACACATAGTATGCCGACATTGTATGTATTGTTTGAATTGCCATCTCTTCTGTAATCTTGTCTCTTGATAGCTCACTTACCAAGTCTTCAAGATCCTCAAGCAATGTTCTGTTGTTAAGTTTTTCCATTTACTTTTCCTCTCTATCCTTGTTGTTTACAAGTCTATCTTTAATAATCTTTTGAACTGCAAGTTCTGTTTCTTCGTCTCCATTGATACTTACAATCTTTATGTGACTTCCTATTTGTTTTACCATTTTTATACCTCCTCTCCTGTGTATTCTATTTCTATACCTATCTGATTTTCTATGTCCTCAATCTGCAAGTCCAGGTCACCGTCTGTCATTGCATAATAGAACATTGTGAAATCATCGAAGTATATTTTGTCAATCAATGCAATATCGAGAACTGTTTCAAGGAAAGTGAAAGGTATTTGATCCACAACCTTGTCTCGTACTATCATCCTTATCTCTTGCATATCACCCTCATCTATGTTCAATACATCGTACAAGTTGTGACATGTTATCTTGTCTTGTTCCAATGCCTTTTGTATCAGTTCTTGTTTGTCCATCTTATTCTCCTTATTCTTTATGTTCTTTTAATTGGTATCCATCTTCACAACCATTACACATCAACAACACCCCATGTTTCAACCCATCTTTAGAACTATCATATATATAAGTATCTATGTGTCCTTCTGGGCATACTCTTGGTGTAAACTTTCGTTTCTCATTCCAACTCATTACTCTATTACCTTTCTGATACGAACATCGCATCCATTTTTTCTCAATTCTTTTGCAATTATCTTTGCATCCTCTAAGGTGTGAAGATAATAGTTATGCTCAAAATCTCCACTGCACACAGAGTACACTTCTTCTTTATTATCTGTTCTTACTGCCATAATTTTTGTCCTTTCTATTTACTGTAGGAATATTCTATTCCCTCTTTGTTCATTCGTATCAATGCCTTTGAAGCCTCACTCCCACTCTTTTGTGTACCATGTAGTAACAGTGCAAAATTTCCCTTATCCTTGATTGCATATCTCTCATTGTGGTCAATCGGTAAGGTAGTTTCACTTGGATGATACACCACCTCTGCACTCTTCATTCCAAACTCATCGATAATATAATCCTCTTTCCCTCCTCTACTTGCATTCATAGAGAAGTTCTCAGGTTGCAGTCCTTCACTCTTTAGCTCTTGCATCCACTTCACACTCTTTGTGTATGCATAGAACTGGATGTCTTTGTTCATTTTGGCTGCATGAAACCATGCCTCCATGTATTCTTTCACAAAGAAATCGCCACCCACATGTACTCTGATGATGTCGGCAGGTCTTGGTATTGAGTTCTTAATTAGGTCTGTCATCTCAATTACATTCTCTTTATACCTATCTTTTACCCAACGACTTGTCAACAAATCCATGTTGTACTTTCTCTGATTGTACATACCAGTATACTGTGCCTCTTGGATTGCACTGAAACACCTGAACTTTGCACCCTTGCCATCTAATACTTCTCGCCTTCCTGTTTTTCTATCTGTGATTGCAAACGTCCTGCATTCATCGGCAGATGGACAAGTAAACCCACTCAACAAACTAACGGTGTACACTATAGGATTCTCCTTAGGATACCATTCTTTTATCTTGTTGAGTTTAGCATTGTCCTTCTCCCTACTAAACTTTAAACGATCCATCTATATCTCCTCGTTTTTTATAATGTACTAAGATTACTTAGTATCTCTTTTGTTATGTCTTGTTCTGCTTTTTTCAACATAGACTCAACAGTGTCTTCAATTCTCCAGTACAAATCAGAACCTTTTTCGTTGTTCTCTGTACTACCATCTTCCAATTCTATTATGAATTGTTTCTCCCTACCCTCGATCGCCTTGAAGTATAATTTTTCTGCCAAGTCGTGACAAAATTCTGTACTCATTTAGTTACCTCCCTCATCTGTTCCAGATAGTTTGTATGTTATTTCTTTTCTACCATCTACTTCTAATACAGTTTCAAGTTCTAACTCTTGCAACTCATTATTCTGTAACAGGTATATAACCTTATTCATTTACTTACTCCATCCAAGTTCTCGAAGAAAGTTTGTCGACTCTCCGTTATCGTTACTAATTCTTATCTTGTGTGGTGCAGACTCATATGCCTTCAATAGAATATTCCAAACTATTTTATCGTAAGGTTTTCTATTGGTCTTGCAGAAGCTAAATGCACCATCTTCTTCATTCTCCCAACTATGTAATCCTCTTCTCTCTTTAGATAGTTTAAAAGTTTCGTGGGCATTTTCTTCTACTCCATTCAAAGATATAATCCCATCGTCACTTTTATCTTCTTCAATCTCTATACCATGAAAGTGTTCCATGATTTTCTTTTTGTGATGTTGAATGTATTCCCATTCCTCATCAGTAAAACTTTCTTTTTGATAATGGTAATTTGTATATCCCATTTAAACCCTAACCTCCTCTCTCGTAATTGGTACTAGTCGTGGCAACATAGATTGTCTACGTTTTACTATTGCATTACTATTCTTATATGCACTTTTAAATTGTAGGTCTAGATCCCATCTACTTAGATCCCATGCAGTTGAAACATCTTTACTGTTCATAATGTTTAAGTCCTTCTTTTTTTATTGTTAGAAAAAACCAGTTGTTTTTCCTTATACTTTAATTATATAAGTATACCTAGATCCATGTGCTAATTTTGTATGTGTTGTATGACATAGAATCTAAACACTTATGAACACAGTAATTAGATTCTGTTAACGAATAGACCTTGTGCTGCTAAAAACTTCTAGCAGCTAAAGGTACAGCTGCAGATGTTCTATGATATAACCCATACCTACATTCATAGTGTGAATATTCATATTGTTTATAAGGTCGGTGCAAAATTTTATATATAGTATGTATCAAAATAAATTTTTAATGTGTCTGTTTTAAATATTAGGTTCTAACTACATAGAATCTAAGTAAATAGAATCTATTTAAATAGAATCTATATAAATTGATTCTAATTACACCCAAAAAGCCTTGATTTTTGTAGGATATGTAGTACACTTTATATATGGTTATAAATTAACTATAAATAGTAGATTAAGGAAATAATTAGAATGTCTACAAAAAATAAAAATACTGTTATTGAACCACAAATAACAGTTAAAAAAAATAACGTGGTTAAGGTCGAGAAAATAAAAGAGGATAATATTAAGGATTTACCCAAAGAGTTAAGGCAACAAAACAAAGAGGGTAAATTTAATAATAGTTATCCAAAATGTATACAAGTATTAATTGATGTATTAAATGAAATTGTGAGAGATAACAACTTAGGTTTTAAAGAGGTTCATGAAATTCTAGTAACTACGAGTAATAATAAAAATACTTTTAGAGAATTAGTAGAAAAAAACGTAATTTCAAAAAATGGTCAAGGTAGATACGTATTACAAAATGGTAATAACTTGATAACTTTAGATATAGTTTTTATCCAAAGATTAAAAGAGGATAAAGACGATAAAATAGACAATAAAAATAAAAATTTTTATTCTAAGTTATTAAAAGATTTAATCTTGAAATTATCAGTTTTAAACATGATGCATAAAGATCTAATTCCATATAGTGTAGATCAAAAAAAGTTTAACAATAGTTGGAAGGTTTATTATTCTAATGGTCATAGATTGGGTAAATTGTTTGAACAGTTAAAAAACAGTAACAATAAAACAAAACTTAACGTGGCATATCCAAAATTAACGTGGTCAAGTGGTTCAACTGGATTAGTAGATAAATACTTTACACCAGAACGAAAAGAAATAATTAACAACACTTTGCATGATGTGGATAGATGGATTAAAAACGATTCTAAAAAATCAAAACCTAAAGTTAAACAAAATTGGTTTGATAGTAATGGCAATCCCTTAACACCATCGGGATTTAATGCCACAAAACAAATGCAAACGTGGGAAGAAAACCAAAAATATATTATGGTTGAAAACTCACAAAATACAAAAGACTTAATTAATGATGGATTAATTCCAATAGAAGAGGTTTACACATTACATGCACAAAAGAAATAAATTAGTATATTTGTACGTGAGGATTAATGGAATAGAAAAAATCCAAACTACAAAATAAATAAATAATAAATATACCTATCAATTAATTTTGGTAGGTATATTTTTTTGGTTTAAAATAATTTAATAAAGATTAATATAATTTATTGGTTTATGTATGTAAGAAAATATTTTAATATTTATATTGTGAGGGTATCATTTTAAATATATATCTAATGATTAATTAAATTAACATCAGTATTAAAAGCTAAAATTTCCAAAAAAAATATTTTAGAACAAATGTTCTACTTTGTGCCGATACAAATCGACCGAATACTCAGTATTCATGTACCTACTTAGAGTGTTGAGATCTTTTTTTATATTATTAGTAACACATAGTAACACCTTAGTAACACCTTTATTACTATTGGTTAGTAACACTGTTATTACTAAGTGTTACTAACAGTATAAGATTATAAATTAATATATATATTATATATATATATATATTACCAAGATTTATTTTTTTGTTTCTTAGGAATTGTGTTATTATGTTACTAGGAGAATTGATATGGTAAAGAAGACTACGGTCAGAAAAAGAAGTGTTGTTGCTAGGACACCTGCTGAGAAGTTTAGAGACAATGTATTGGTTGGATACCCTGAATGGGTTACATGGTCTAGGAAGCTTAGAAGGATCTTTGTGTGTTTACCCTCTTATGGGGTAGGTAAAGAAGCATTAGAGTCTATGTGTGAAGACTTTGATTGGAACTATTCAAACACTGAGAAATTGACCCAGGGTAATGCTACTTTCAAGAAAGCAGTAACAGAGTTTGTAGAGAATGGTTACAAGTACAGAACAGTTCTTAGATACCCTAAATCAAAAAACCCTATACCCTTTCAGATCAAGTGGTCTAACCTACAACAAGTCTATATGATGGAGTCTGGTATAACCTCATTCATCAAAGCAGAGACTGGTAAAATATCACCAGCAGAAAGTAAATTGATAGAGAAAGCAGGTTTGCTAGAAATAGAACCTTTGGTACACTTACCAGATGAGACACCTAAAAATCTTCCACAACAACAGGTAGACATTTCTGGTGAATCAAGTTTATTTCAATTGCAAACTAACTTAAACGGAAAATAAATGTCATATCAATATACACCTTCTCCATGGCAGAAAAAGTTTCATGAGTCTAAGAGCAGGATTAAAATTGTATGGGCTGGTCGTAGAGCAGGTAAAGGTAGAGCAGTTCTTTCGGAACTTATGGTTGCTATCGCAGAGGCAGCTAAGACTCCTTTTCTAGCAGACAAAGAAATGGCAAAGGCAGCCAACCTACCAGTAGGATATGATCTAACTAACACACTAGAACCTGCAATCCATATATGGGTAGTTGCACCTAACTTTGCACAGAGCAGACAAGCATGGAACGAACTAAAACAATTTATACCACCAGAACTTGTAGTCAAACGTAAGAAAGGTCAAGGTGGTGGTCGAGGTGATGGATGGAGAGAAGATGCAAAGTCTGTATGGCTATACCTAAAAAGTCCTAACCTAGTAAGACGAGATGTCTATATTGAAATAAAATCTGCTGATGATCCAGAATCTTTACAGACTGCAGGACCAGACTTTATCTGGATTACAGAGTCACAAGATATAAAAGAAGCTGCATGGAATAAACTAAGACCTATGCTTAACTCAGCTGGTCGACTTGGTAGAGGTTGTGTAGAAGGTATACCACCATTCCAAAGAACACACTGGTTTTCAAAACTTTTTAAATGGTCTAAAGAAAACCCTAGTGAAGATTACGAATCCTTTCATGCAACGAGTTTTGATAACGTTTTCCTATCACAAAAACAGAAGTCTGCTATTGAAGACGAAAAAGCAACTATGCCAGAAATGGTATGGAATAGAATGTACATGGCTAAACAACCAGATGGTGGAGGTGGTTTCTTCAGACCTAGCAAGATACAAGAAGCTGCTACTGGTAAAGAAATGTTAATGCCAGATCCCAGCAGAAGGTACGTTGCTGGATTAGACTTAGGTAAGAAACAAGACTATACAGTTTTTGTTGTAAAAGATGCGATGAGTAGAAAATCTGTGTATGCTTTAGAGATGTCTGGTAGTGACTGGGTTAGCCAAATAGAAACCATCAACTCAGAGATTACTAGATGGAAAGTAGGAGATGTTAGGGTTGACTCAACTGGTCTTGGTGATGTAGTATTTGACCATCTACTATCTTCTGGATTGCCAGTGACTTCATTTAAATTTAGCGCTCAAAGTAAATATCAATTGTTTCAAAATTACTATCTAGCACTAGAAAATGGGACTGTACATTTCCCAGAAAGTTGGGATACACTAAAAAGACAACTAGAAGATATAAGTATCAGACCTAGTGGAAATGGTTCATATGTGTTTTATAATGAATCAGGGGAACATGATGACTGGGTTGATGCAGAGCTGTTAGCTCTAATGGCTAGTGATCCACCAGGGTATGAAGACGGTGAGTATAATTATTTGGGAGCTATAAGTAGAATGAGACCTATAAGACCTACAGACTCTAAGAGACCGTCACGATTTATGCAAATGAGAAGACAACAAAAGACAAAACAAAAATTACAATATTTAGAAGAAAACGAATTAATTAGTAGTGAGACTAGGTAAACAATGGTTTTAGATTATGGAACAAACTCAACTGGAGAAAACTCAGACGTTATTAACGTAGAGGCAGCAAACCCTACAGATGAACCAGAGATAACATTACAGTGGGTAAAAGAAAAAGCACAATCAGGTCACGAATTATTTAGAGAGTTTCGTAGTAAAGCAGAAGAACTAGATGACTTTTATCTAAACAACTTTGACTTTAGTGTTCCAGAAAACGGAACATTGATTAGACTAGGTACTGCACAGTCAGTAATAAATACTCTAGTTGCACACGTTAGTCCACAGTTCTTGGATATATCTGTTCCACCTCCAGGTGCAAGAGGACAAGCAAGAGCTGAACTAATGGAAAAGTTTTTGACAGGTGCTCACCATATGATAGAACACAGAACACCTGTATACAGAGAAATTACTAAACACGCTGGTCTTTATGGTATTGGTTGGGAGAAGATAGAGTTTACTGCAAATGAATGGAGTGACTTTCCAGAAGCACCACCACATGAAGAAGAAACAAGTGCAGAATACAGAGAACAAGTTAGAGAAGTATTAGATAAACGATCTGTTTCATGGCCCATAAAATCTGTAGCCGTGAATCCTCAAAACCTTATATGGGATTTGAATAATGGTACACAACCTAGATGGGTTATATATGAATATCAAGTAGATGCAGAATGGGTACAAGCTCACTTTCCAGAATGGAACGTACACAAAAAAGGTTACGTTACTTTCCAAGAAGTATGGACTGCATCACAAGTAGGATACCTAGCAGATGATAAATGGGTATTAGAACCTAGAAGACACGGTTATGGTAAACTACCTTGGATTATGTACTGGCCCCAGATGGGATTAGATACTGGTAACTCAGAACCAGAAACTTTATACATGGGATTACTAAACGGATCTATAGATATGCTAAGAGCTCAAAGTCAATTAGCATCACACTATATTGACATCGTAGGTAAATCAGCATGGCCCACACTAGAATTTACAGGCCCACCAGGAATTACAGAAGAAGTGCAAGCTGCATGGGATGATACTCCAGGTGCAAAGAATATCAAACCACCACAGGTAAATGTAAACGCATCAGATACTCCAAGACCACCTTCAGAGATTGGTATTGCAAAACAATTCTTAGATGAAGCTATTGAAGCAAATACAGTTCCTGCTGTTGCTAGAGGACAAAGACCTATGGGTGCAGCGTCTGGTTATCATACAGCTGTACTAGCTGGTATTGCATCACTTAACTTTGGTGCAGTAAAAGAAGCAATGGAACGTGGTTTACAAGAAAAAGGTGAATTAGTTCTAAGAATAGTAGAACACGTCATTAATGATAAACTAACAGTATTTGGTAAAACAGAAGCTGGAGTTTTAGATGCAGCTATCAAACCTTCTGACATCAAAGGGCATTACGTCAACATTGTTCGTATTAACTCTGTGTCGCCAGAAGAACAAGAAAGAAGACTTAACCTTTGGGCTAACTTGTGGAGATCAGGGTACGTTGATTTGGACACTGCTCTCAGAAAAGGTGGGGTAAGTAATCCTTTGGAAGTTCGTGCTAAGATACTAGAAGAACAATTTATAAACTCACCAGGTATACAAGAACAGTTACAGATGGCAGCTGCATCAAGAATACCTACGATACAAAATATTATAGAAGCAGCAGGACAGCAAGGTGCAGTTCAAAGTCCAACTCCAGAAGAGACGGCAAGAAATATTTTGAACACACAAACATCTATGCAGTTACCTAACGCAGGAAATTTTCAGCAAGGTAACCAAGCTGGCATAAGACCTAACAACCCAGGTACAGGAGTACCACAAACTACTAGACCAGTAATACCAGGATCTATAGACGAAATGAATCAAACAGCTCGTGCTGTAGCAGGACCAAGAACTGGTAATGTTAGAGTACCAGGGGCAGACATATCACCAGGAGCAAGAGGATAATGGCAAAAAATACACACCCATTAGAATTAGCATTTATGAAATTTGATGAGACTACACAGCGAATGCTTAAACAAGTCTCTCAAAGTTTTGGTAACCTAGAAAAAATACCAGAAGTAAAACAACCACAGACTAGAAAAAAGAAACAAACTATATATAGCAACAATACGCCTAATCCATTTGGAGGGAACTAATGGCTAGATTTCAAATAGAATATTATGTAAAAGACGCGGGAACTGTAAATGTGCCATCTGGCCCACTTGGAGGAAGAGCTGACTTTGAAATTCCTTTTTACACTGGAGGAAGACAAGCTGGCCCAGTTGCCTTTCCTACTTTTAGTTTTGGGTCTCCTCAAAGGACAGTAACTCAAATAGTAGAAGCTGATACTCAACAAGAAGCAGAAGCACAAATACTGGCAAGAAATCCTAACATTGTAGTTACTAGGTTATCAACAGCATTACCAGAGGAAGGTGATCCAGGGTTTATTGGACCAGAACAACTTACTATTGAAGATCAATTAGGTGGTGGTGGAACTATTCCTAGTGGGGCTACTGTTGATATGGCAGGAGCTACTACTAATTTTGAGGCAGGGCAATCTACAGACACCTCTGATGAAAACATTACACCTGCTGAAGTTGACTTAACAAATTTGACACAATACTTATCTCAATTAGGAACAACAGCAGATACACTTCTTAATGAAGTTATAAACAACCGAGAGGATTTTATTCAAACAGATCCAACAACTGGAATTAGGACATTTGATCCAATTGCACAACTTGTTTTAGATAGAGCAGCAATAGCTAAACAAGAGGAATTAGAAGAACTTCAACGAGCTTTTGAAGAAGAACAAAATAGACTACAAAGAGATTCAGACAATATTATAGCCTCCTTACAAACTAATGTTGGTATGGATGCAAACCAAAAACAATTAGAAATTGCAAAGGCTCAAAATGAATTAGACAGAGAACTTAGTGCTTTAGAAATTGCATCTGCTGAAAAAATTGCCATTGCCAGAGCAGACGCTGAAAAGGCACAAGCAGATAGATTGTATGCTCAAAATCAACAACAATTTGAAATTGAACAAGATCGAATAAACGCAAATTTAGGATTGCAATTAGCTGAGTTAGAAAAACGTAGAGTTTTAGATGAAAAACTTGCCAACATAGAAACTCAAAGGCAAATAGACATTGCTAATATACAGGCTCAAGTTGGTCTAGGTGCTAATGTAACACAAGAAAGAATTGCAGAAGCAAATCGTTTAGCAGCAGAAAGGTCAGCAGACCAAGCAAGAATAGCAGATATAGAAGTAGGTAGAAGGCAAGCTGTTGCTCAAGAACAAGTTGCAGAAACTCAAGCAGATGCACAAATAGAAATAGCAAACGCAAACAGAGCTGCACAAGCAGCTATAGCCCAAGCACAAGCTGATCAAACAACTACACTTGCTGAAAAAGAATTAGCAATACAAGAAATATTACAAAGTAGAGATGAAGAAATTGCTAGATTAAATCGTGAGGCAGACAAAGCAATAGCCACTACACAGGCACAAACATCTCCTTTCTTTGGTTTAGATACACCTGCTCAAAGAGCTCAAGCCCAACTTGCAGGAACTGGTGGAGCGTTTGGTGCATTAGGAACACTAGCTGCGTCTGGAACACCGTTTACAGCGGAGGATATTTCACAAGCACAAAGAGGAGGACTAAGTGCAGCTGAACAACTAGCGTTAGCAAGAGCACCAGGTAATCCCTTTAATCTAAGTGCTAACCAACAGATAGCATTACAGACTGCCCTAGCAAGGGGAGGGTTAACTGCCGAAGAACAGTTCAACTTGCAAACAGCATTAGCAAGAGGTGGTTTATCTGCTGAAGATCAATTTGCATTACAAACTGCTTTGGCTAGAGGTGGACTTACACCAGAACAAAGGTTAGCAGAACAAAGAGCTGCAATTGCATCAGATATATTTAGGGCATCACCTCAAACATTAGGTGCATTGTCTGGAGTATTAGGTGGCAATCAAAACTTAAGAACTGCACTTAATCCATTTTTAGGAACTACATTTACAGGTAATGGTACAACTTCAACTCCTACTACCAATATGTCTGTTCCTACACTTAGACAATACCAGTCACAAACTCCATTTGAACAAGGAGCAACTCAAGCTAATTTTGCTGCAAGTGGTCAAAATTTAGAAGAGTCAATATTGGGAGGAACTCCTTTTGGAGTAAACATCCCTACAGGTACACTATCAGCACAAAATATATAGGAGGCTAAATGACAATACCACCTTTTGGAATAGGATATCCTTCTTCTGATAGATCGACATTCTTTGAAAAGTTGAAACAAAAAAGACTTGAAGAACAAAAACGTCAAGAACAAAGACTGGCAGTTGCTCGTCAAAACCAACAAGCCGCTCGTGATGCTCAAAGAATCAAAGAACAATATGAACAAAATAATGTTGTTACACAGTTAGGCCCAGTAATAACTCCAACTCCAGGGCAATATATTCCTGTGCCTCCAAGCACAGCAAAAGATACTTATGTAAAAAATCTTAACACTTCAAACCCACACAGAATAGATTACGGTACTTTTTTTGGGTCAGGTGTTTTAGAAAATATAACAGAGGCAGGTATAACTACACTGGGTAAATTAGAACCAGCTATACAAACTGCTGTAGGATTAGGTGCAAGATTAATTCCTGGAGAACAAGAGTTTGATAAACAACTTAGAGAAGTTATAAAAGAAAGAGAACAAGCTGGTAAGACTGCTGGTGTTAGACAGTTTTTTGCATCTGGAACTGAAGCAGCTAGACGTGCAGAGAGTTTACAAAGAGGCTCAGAGTACATTGCATCTGTAGGTCTTTCTGCATTACCAGATAATTTATTCTTTTCTGGAATAGAAACTGATGCTTTGAATGAAAAAAGAAAAAGATATTTTGAAGAGTATACAGGAGAGAAATGGACTTTTGGTAATTCTTTGAAATACTTTACTGATGATCTTCGTGCAACTAGACAGGCATACCTAGAAGTAGAACAACCTAAATTTGTAAAAGGAACTTTAGAATTTTTTGGTGACCCAATAAACTTATTGTCTGGTGGTACTTTTGCAGAGATTACAGCAGCAACAAAAATTGTCAAAGCAGCATCAATGAAATCTCTTAGATTGGCACAAAAACCTTTTGGTTATCAAAAGATAATGAAAGGAGATAACACCATTGAAGATAATTTCAAAGCAGGTAGAGATGTAACAGACCCAGAAGTAAAAGCAGAAATGGAAGACCGAATAATCTTTGATGTGCCAAATGGACACGATAGAATTATTCCTCCTCTTGAAGGTGTTGATGTTGTAAAAAAATACAGAAACGTAAAAAAATCTGAAACAAAATTAAATATATCTTCTAATGCTTTATTTCAAAAAGTAAAAGATGATATAACAAAAACTTCTCCAGATAAATTGGTCAGACTAATTAAGCAAGGAGACAAAATATTAAACCACCTAGGATTAGGAACTATAGGGAGGCACTTATCTGCTGGAGCTAGATTAGTAAGTCCTAGGTTTGTTGCTAATGCAAGTACAGATAGTGCAAATGTTAGAAACCTAGAAACATATATGACTATACTAGAAGCAGACATGGCTAGTAAAGCAGCCGCTAGTTCAAATTTATTAATTAATAAAATAGGGTATTTCAATGATGTTTTCAAACCAGGGGCTCAACAAGGCAATAAAGGTTTTGACATTATAGAGGAGGTTGGAGATGGAACAATTAGGTTCAATGCTAACTTCAATAAAAAAATTGTAGACGAAGCAATAAAAGCGGATAAAGCTGCAATAAACTTAATGAGAGAACGTGGTCTAAAGGTAGATGATATTACTGAAAAAGAATTTCTATTAGATATGCAAGGTGTAAACCTTATAGGGCAAAAAATTAGAAAAAATAGAATAAAACAAGAAATACCATTACATGAATCTACTATAGCAACAGCATTGGTAACCTTTAAACAAACTCCAGGTAACCCAAACAAATATATTGTAGATTTAAATCCTGCATTTAAAAAAAGTAATAATATGTTTTACGATAAAACAAATGACAAGATAACTCCACTAGGTGATTACTTTATACAAAAGTCAGCTTATTATCAAAACATGGCTAACTCTATAGGGCAGTTTGGTAAACCTATAATAGTCAAAAAAACTGTTAGGAAAAGAAATCCAGTTACAGGAAAACTTGAAAAAGATCCAATAACTGGAGAACAAATATTAGAACAACTTGATTTTGAATTAACAGGAGCTAATAAGGCTAAGTATTTACAGGTTGCAAACGGACACGTTAGCAGGAAGGCTTATTGGGATGCTACATTATCGTCAAGTAATAAATATGAAAAGGTTGGTAATTATAAAAATGCTAACGATAAAATAGGTAAGTACACTGACGAGTATCGTAAATCTTTACAAGACGCAGAGGATTTATATTCATTAGCAGGAAGAGGTGAAATTAAATACCTAAGTCCAGAAGATGCTTTGAACTTGGCTACCCAAGCACACTTTCATCAAATTGCTCAGATTGTAAGGAAAGACCAGTATACAAAATTATTCTTACAAAACCCTGCTCTTAGAGAACAATACAAGGTAACAGTAGCTGTAGGAAACAAAGCACCTGAAATAGGATTGTTTGATATAAGAACAAATATAGCAACAGGTAAAACAAAAGTTTACGAAATAAAAAAGCAAACCAAGAAACAAACTCCAGTAGAAGAAACAGATGAATTTAGTAGAGTTTACGATCAACTCTTTTTTCAAGATAGACGTTTAGCAGAAGACTTTGCTAGAAAAGCAGGAATATTATTAGAGGCTGATGGCAGAACTTTAGCAGATTTGAAATCAGTAGGTGCTATGAGTGACGCTTTCAAAAGAGTGTTGTTAGGAGAAACAGGAAAGACGGTATTAGATTTCCCTGCAAAGTCTATAAAAACTGTTACATCAGGTGGTAGGTTGTTTGGTACTGGTATTGATATAGCGGGTTCTTTTCTATACGGAATGATATTCTTTGGTAAGGCAAACTCAGAAATTCTAAAAGGTATTAGGCAAGGTGACAAGGCTAGAATTGGTGCAGGATTAGATATTGCAAAAACTTTGGCTAGTGCTCAATCAAATGCGTTTAGAGCTTTTCTTGGTAAAGTTCCTAAGATTGGTAAAGACACAAGAAAAATATCTCAAGACATTTGGAGTCCAGATAAACATGCAAGTATAAAAAGAGCTGCACAATCTGGTGTAATTTTTAACAAACAAACAATAGAGACTTTTGAATTAATAAACAGTAACAGTATTTTGAACGTCAAAGGTGTAAATAGAATATTCAAACCGTTTGAAAACATTTGGAGAAACTCTATTGATGAAATAAAAATAGGTACATGGGATGCCTTAACTAAACACTTAGACCCAACTAACCCAGCACATGCAACTCAAATGAGAGAGATTGCAGAGTTTATAAACAAAGGTATGGGTACTTTAGATAGTGCAGCAAGAGGTGTTGGTAGGGCTCAACGAGATATAGAAAGTGCGTATTTATTTTTCTCTCCAAGGATGACACGTTCTATAATTGCACTGTTAGGTGATGCAGTAACTATGGGTGGTAAGCAAGGTCAACTTGCAAGAGAAGGTGCAATAGGTGGTTTTGCAGCATTAAACCTTTACACATATGCAATAGGTCAGGCACTAGGGCAAGAAGTAAACCTCAACCCTATGGAGAAAGATTATATGCAAATAAAAATAGGTGGTGTTAGTGTAGGACCAGGTGGACAGATAGTTTCATTACCTAGAGCTGCATTTAGATTGGCAGCAGGCCCAGATGATACAGATGCTTTATATCAAGAAACAGACGTAAATGGAGATTATAGAGATCAACCTTGGTTTAAGTTTATAAGAAGCAGGGCATTTTCTTCACCAGGTGGTTCTATGTTGTTAGAAGCAGTTACTGGTCAAAATTATTTTGGAGAAGATTATGAAGGTGTAGGAGATTTTGCAATTGCACAGGGTGGTAGACTGTTACCGTTTTGGGCATCTGGAATTGTTGACAGTGCTTTTGATGAAGCACAATATACTTCTGCATTAGGAGGTGCATTTGAGTTTGGAGGTTTGAGAACTGCACCAGAAACTGTTTGGTCTCGTAACAAACAATTGTTAGAAGATGCAACAAGATTGTTATACCCTGATTCACTTTCTTATAAAGAACTAGATCCTATTGCAAAAAAATTACTTAGAGAAGAGTTAGCAAAAGAAGAAGGTGGATTCTTTAGTAGAGAAAATGTACCTGGGGGAATAGAAATATTAGAAGACTATCAAAAAACAAATAGGATTATGGAGAACGAAAGGTCTAAAAATAATCAAGACACAAATAAAATTAATGAGTTTTATGATGAGTTAGAAAGAATTAACACTCTAAAAGAAACAGAAAAACAAACAATGCTAAGTGCATATAAAGATAGCCGTCAAAATACTAGAGACCGAAGGCAGATGATACAAGAACTTAATGCAAAGTACGCACCAGATTACGATAGACTTTATGATCCTCGAGGTGAATACGCAGATGTTCTGAATTATCTAACAAGACTTGATACTTCTAGAGGGTTAGAAAGCCCAGAGTCAACATGGATAACTACATACAAGAATGAAGTTTTATATAACGATGATTTTGATATGGTTTCAGTAGACAATATAGAATACTTTGATTATGCAAGACAAGAACAAACAAAAAGAGAGTGGATAAACAAATACGGTACAGAGGCATTTGAATATGTAAGGCAGTATTTTGCAGTAACTCAAGACTTAGCACCAGACGAAAAAGAACTAAAAGATGCTAGAGAATACTTTTCCTATTACTGGGATGCTACTGAGTTAGCTGCAATAGAAGATACTGCAAGGCAGTTCAATACATCTAAAGAGATTATAGAAAACCTAGTTTACAGTTTGCCAGGACTGACAGAAGATCAAAGGGCAGGGTTTAGAAAGTTCCCTGAGATTAGGTTTTACGAAAAAAGAAGAAAAAATATACAAGAAGAATTGCGTAAAAACAATCAAGGATTAGATGGTTTTATATACAGGTGGAACTATTCAGATACACTCTTACATCCTAAAAATAAAGGAAGTGAGACTTTTTGGACAGACAAACGTGCTATTGACTTGACTAATCCTAATCACTTATACTTTATTTATAATAACAATTAAAACTATCTATGGATAGAAAGGTCTAAGGACATGGCAGAAGAAGTCAAACAAAACTCACCAGAAGCAACTGCACAACAAATTCTTGCAGACAATTCCAAGGAACAACCCCAAGAAACTGTAGCAACTCCTGAACAACCAGCAACAACTGAGACTCCAGACGTATCAAGTTTAGTAGACAAAAGACTACAAGACTTTATAGGAAAAGAACAAGGTAGACTGGCACAAGTGTCAGGACAAAAGATAGCCGAGGTGAAACAATCTTTTGACAGTAAGTTAGAAGAATTGAATCAGAGATTAGAACCTTTGATGCAAATGGCTAACGCACAAGAAAGAGAAAGACTTCTTAACCTTGACAATGAACAACTAGCAGAGATGGTATTAAAACAAAGGTCACAACCAGCTACGGCACAACCACAACCTGTACAACAGGAACAACAAGTAGACCCTAATATAAATGCTTTGGCAACAGCTACACAGGATTTGTTAAATCAAAACGGTCTTGATATGAAAATAGAAGACTCAAGATTGTGGGATGGATATACCCAGGGTATGTCTTTATTGCAGTCAATTGATTTAGCAAGAAAAAATATTGAGAAAATGAAAGGCTCACAACCTCAACAGACTCAACAACCTGCGGCAACTACACCACCTCCAGCTACTCCTTCAACTCAAGGTGCTCCACAAAAAAGCGTAAAAACAATTAGCAGTTTGTCTGATGCAGCACAATTATTTGCAGATGGTAATATAGACTCTACTCAATATAGAGATGCCAAGAAACAAATAAAAAGTTCTGGGTCAGCAACATTATAAGGAAATAAAACAATGGCAACAGGATTATCCCTTTCAAGCTCCTCGAGTTTGAGTGATATGTCTAAAATCATTGTCGCTGAATCAATTGATAACGTAGAGCCGTCAGCACCTATGATGGACCTTGTGATGAGGTATGATATAGAAGCTGGCAGTAAACAGATCAACGTTCCTATTTGGGGAAGACAAAGTGCAGTAGCTCTTACTGAAGGTGTAGATTTATCTGTACCACAGCAGGTTACAGCAACAGTTGTAAGTTTGACTGCATCTGAACACGGAATACTATCATTTGTTAGTGACCGATTACGACATGAAAACAACGAAAACGTACTGTCAGCAGTAGGTACTATGCACGGTCGTGCAGTAGGAAGACTACTAGACAGTGACTTATTGACACTATTAGATGGTTTCTCAAAGTCTGTACCAGGTGCAGGTAGCAATGCAACATTTACTACAATTGCAGGTGCAGTATCTTATTTGAGAACCGACAACAACTCAACATTTGGACCAGCTCCAAGTAGACCTAATGCAGTTCTACACCCAGAGCAGATACGAAGGTTGACTCAAGAACTTGCAGGTATACAAGCAGGTGGCACAGGAATGCCAGCTCAGACTGTACCAGAAGGCCCATCAGCTGACATAATCAGTTCTTACTGGAGAGGTAACGACCCAGTATTTGGTGTCCCGATCTATGAAGATGGAAACATCACACGAGATGGATCAGGTGACTCAAAAGGTGGAGTCTTTGCAATGGAAGCATTAGCTCTTGCAATGCAGAAAGAAATTACTGCTGAGGAAGAGAGAGACGCATCTCTAAGAGGTACTGAGATTGTAACAACTGGTACTTGGGGTGAGTCAGAAATCGTAGATACTTGGGGAGTTGAAATACTTTCAGCTACTGATGCTGTCTAAGAAAGGTAGGTAATTTGTGGTAACTCAGGATACGTCTCAATGGATTAACAAAAAACGAGGACACGTCAAAAGGTTCTTGAGTGAATCTATTGCAGAGTTAAACCTTGATATTCCAGCTGATGCTGAGAAGGTGACACTTTATGACCAGAGAGATGGTTCAAAGTTAGTCATCCCGAGATATGCCGCAGACACTTATCTAAAAAAACCGTTTACCATTTGTGATATAAAAAATGGAACAATTGTAGATAACATAGACTCCAACAAAAAATTATTTGATTGGAAGCCACCTTCTAAGATTGAGGATAGTGTAGCCAGCGCAGGTAAAGCTATCTCAAAAACTAAGAAACGAAAAAGAGGAAAGAGAGGTAGAAGATAATGGAACAACCAGTTATTGCACCACCGAAAATAATGCAAAACTATTGGAGGGATGAAGTCATTGCACAACATCCTGACATGGTTAAGGAATATTTGGAGAGGAACAATTTACAGGAATTACCGTTACCTGAATACGTTACACCAGATCAAGCGATATTTTATCGTGAGATAAATGGTGAATGGGAAACTCTTAAGTACCCTGGACAGATTCATGGTCTCGCCACTGCCGTACAGAAAAATTGGCTCATGGCTCGCCCTGTGCTTGAGACGTTAGAAGCCGATAGTACCGAAGCTTCCAGTGAGAGCAGTCTAGAGGTGGCTACCGATATGTTAGCACAAGAGTTAAAGAAACGGGAAACAAGAGAAATTAACAAAAGTAAATCTTTGAAATGTACTGTAAAAGGTTGCAGAAAAAGATTTGCTACAGAGAGTAACATGAAGATTCATATTACTCGGAAACATAAGGAAAATTAACTATGAGTGCTGGAACACGACAATATGAGAGTGGTTCAACAACCACCACTTTGTCTGGCAATGCAGATTTAACTATTACTGCTGCTAGTACAAAGTTACAAATCGTTGACCCAGGTGGTTCAGGAAGAAACTTAGACTTGGTAGCTGTAGATGCTTCTGAAACTGGTGTAACTACAAGTTCTTTTGAAGTTTACATACAGAACGAAGCAGATGCTGACGAAGATCTAACTATCAGAGATGGTAACAACAGTGACAACCAAATCGCTTTAGTTCACCAAAACTCTGGTGCTTGGTTTAAATTTGTGCCAGACGGAAGTGCTGGTCAATGGGTTTCTTCAACTTCTGGAGACAACTAAAAATTAGTAATATTAATAGAGGGGGATTTATTTCTCCCTCTGTTAGACAAGGAATATATAATGGCAATATTAGGATATGAGAAATTAGCTGTGACTAACACAGCAGTTGGCTTGGCTAGTGTTCCATCAGAAGCTACGGTTGCACATATACAATGTGATACAGCAGCTGTTAGGTTTAGATATGATGGTACTGACCCAACAACAGCAGAAGGCACAACTATTGCACAAGACGGAAGTATTACATTGATGGGAACTGATGTACTTAATGCAGTAAAGTTCATAAGAACAACTTCTACAAGTGCGTCACTTAAAGTGGCATATGGTTCACACACATCTGGTGTAGCTGGCTTTCAGGATGCAATCTAATGGCTCATAATAAAAATCACATTGTTAGAAAACAAGAACAAACTATCGTAGAAGTAGATGTTCCAGGTAAAGATTTAAAAATTCTTGTACCTGATAATGTATACGCATACGGTGATGATAAATCAGTAGTTCAAATGACTGAAGATATTGTTGGTAAACATGCTGATAACAACAATAAAGCAGCAGAAAAAGCTGGTGAAGATGCAAGAGAACAATTGCAAACTACAGATTTTGATTTGAAAAGAAGACAAGTAGCAATAGACAAATTAAAAGCAAAAAAACCTAAAGCATTGTTTTATCCAGACTATGATGACTTCGGTGCAATCAAGGGTGGCAAGTGGGTGTTTTCATACACAACTGAAGCTGGTTTACAAGAAATAAAAGAACATTACTTTACTACTGAAGAGGTAGCAGGTTTTGGAGTTAAGTTGTAAATGGCATCTATTACAGCAGGTACTAAAACAGTTAGTTCAGCTGGAACAAGAGTGCAAGTTACTACTACTCCAACACCAGTAAGACGTGTTAGATTTCAAGCACCACCAGGCAATACTGGTATAACTTATGTTGGTGGTTCAGATGTTTCATCTTCTGTAGCAGGTATTGAATTTTCAGCAGCAGGTGGTAGTGAGACTATAGATTTTACGGAAGGTAGACCAGGAGACTTGTCAGAATTTTATTGCGATTCTGCATCGGATGGGGATAAAATACATTTTATTGGAGTATTAGTATAATGCCAACAACAATTTCATCAACAACATCATTAGCAACTATGCTACCAGAATATGCTAGACGTATAGGTGCATATGTTGGATCGTTTACAACTACAACTGCTATAGCTGCAAATACATCTGTAGTATGCACAACCCTAGCAGATAGAGGCTTTGATGTAGATGACATACTAAATGATTTTTATATAAAGATAACATCACAAAATAATGATGGTGCTGTTCGTAGAATATCTGATTACACAGGTAGTAGTGGAACTATAACTGTATCTGGTTCTAGTCTTAGTTCAGATAGTAGTACACAAGCTACCTTTGAAATATATAGATATGATCCTCAAAGACTAACTGATACGTTGCAAGATGCAGCTCAAGAAATATTTCCTAGAGTATTTGTTCCTGTGTACAACAATACAAGTACGGCTAAAGAATTTCAATATAACTTTACTAGACCTACTTCTATTCCAAGAGGATATGTTAGACAGGTATGGATAGAAAAAAGAATAGATGCAAAGACAAGTACAGATAATATTCTTAGTGACCAGAACTGTGACATGGAAGATTCATCTTCTAGTATTACTGACTGGACTGCAAGTAATATTACTGCTGCTGTAGAAGCAGATACTACTGACCCAGATAATGCAATGGTATGGGCAGAATCTCAATCTGCAAAACTAACTGTGTCTGCATCTTCTGTAGGTCAGTTTTATTTATCAGTAACTAACCCTACTAATTACGAAGGTGAAGAACTAAACTTTGCTATATGGGTATATTCTAAAACTGCAAGTCGTGTATCTGCATTTTTGCAAACAGACTCTGATACTGTAGTTACTGGAGATTCACATACGGGAAACGGCTGGGAAAGAATAACAGTTACTACTGTTGCTAACAATGTTTCTAGTTCTATCAAGGCAGGACTACAGATAAGTTCTGGTGATGCTTTTACTTGTTATGCTGATGAGGCAATCGCTACTTCTGGTAGAGAAGAAATGCCTAGAGCAGGTAGGATTGCAGTTAGAAACTGGAGAGAAGAAGACACACAAATTAGAATTACAGAGGCAATACCAGAAGATCACAACCTAATGATTGTTGGTATGGGTATGCTAGACTTTGGAAACTTATCCTCTTCAGCACAAGAGATAAACGAAAACAGTAGAAGGTTGCTATATAACGTAGCTGCTAGTATTTTATTCCAAGGTGAAATAGATACAGTTGACTCTACAGAACAGCAACAAGCATTGAATAGATTTAATCACTATAGAAATAGAACAAATGAAATGATGGGTGCAATGACACCTATGGCTATGATAAGGAACACAGCTTCGTAATGCCACAACATACAGATGTAAAATTACAAAACACAGACGGCAGTTCAAATCCTGTAGAACTTACTTTATGGAAGGATAGTCCTAGTCTCCCAGGTGGTTATTCTTTAGGCAACAAGGCTTTCTTACCCCCTAGACAACCGACAGATGACGCGAACTACCAACAGGTAGATCCTAATGCCTCTATGACGTACGACCTTACTTCTTTCCACAGAGGTTTCGGTCAAGGAGAAGATAGAAGTTTTGGTAAAGACAATAGGTATGGGTACTCTGACGGTGTGTTAGCAAACTTCAAAGGTGAGTTAACTTTAGGTTATGCACAAGAAGAAGTAGATATGATTATTAGAAATGGTAGATTTGAAGATACTGAAATCAATCAATGGACTGCAACTAATGTAACACCAGAAAGAGATACAAGTGACCCTAGGTCAGGAGATGCTTCTCTAAAAGTAACAGTTGGTTCTAACAATGGCACTCTAGTTCAATCGTTTGTTGCTAAGTCAGCAGCAGCTTTAAATGGGCAGAACTATCAAGTCTTAGCATATGTAAAGAGAGTATCTGGTAGTGGTAGTTGTACACTTACTACAACTAATGGTTCTGGTAGTGATAACTCATCTACAAGTACATCTTATTCTTTGATAGAAATACAAGGCACAGCAGCTAGTGCTGGTACTTCAATAACACTTACGTTTAGTACAGCATCAGATGTGTGGCAAGTAGATGATATATGTGTAATTCCTGCAGGTGGTGTATCTTTTCCTGTACCTCCAGTCAACTTTGAAGGATACCTATATGCAATATGTGGACAGACACTTTTGTTTTGGAATGAAAGTAGGAAGGCATTTGATGTAGGTTATTACTTTGATAGGGTAATGTCTACGATAGAAGTCTTTGATGGTAAGTTGTTAGTAGGTAGTGACAATATAGATGGCAGTAGTAACTATAAATATTTTTACATAACAGTTGGTGGTAATCCAGCAAGTACAACTATTACTGTAAATGCAGTAACAAGTTCAAGTGCATCTGTAGCAAGAGCACAGTTCTTCGTAAAGGCTAGGAACGCCAACGGAGATTATGCAATAGCAAAAGTATATTCTAATAAGGTTTCATTCCTAGTTGATCCAGCCGTTAGTTCGCCTGTATGGGGTGGAGAACTAGAGGTAGGTAAGTCAGATAGAAATGTAACCAATGCATTCTCAGCTAATGACACCTTGGTAGTTGGTAAAGAAGATGGTTTGTTTGTTTATGATAGAAACTTCAACCAGTTCAAAGATGTATCTCCAGAAGCTAACCTATTCACTGGTAGTAATAATTTCAAAAGAGCAATTGCAAGGGCAGGTAGAATATTTGCAACATCTGGAGACAGAGCATTCTGGTCTATACCTTTTCTTGTAGAGGGTAACCAGTGGGAAGATATATCTTACTTACTAAAGGCAACCAGTTTCATTGGTTTTGGTGGTAGAGTTACATCAATAGCACAAGATGTAAATAATATATTTGTTACCATAGCAGACGATCTAAAGCCAAGTACACAGTTGTTTCCATATTCATTCCCTTTTGATTTTAGTACACAGGGTATTTCCCAGAAGATATATTTAGTTGGAATAAAAAACCAGAAAGAACCTAACGAGTCAGGACCAGAAACAGTTGCACATACTATTACGTCTTTAGATATGACAGAGTGTAATCAACTGGCAAGGTATAAAGATAATGTTAGTACCTCAACATCTTTATCTAATACATTTGCTTTTGGTACGTTTACAAACGATGACACAAGTGGGTCTAACAATCAAGAACCTAGAATAACTAGGTTAGTTATGCCACTAGAAAATGAACATCCTAGTTTGGTTGGTAGTAGACAGATAAGAACATCTGGACAGTTTTATACATCCTTCATGGATTTTAATTTCCCAGATCAAGAGAAGTCTTTAGTAAAGGTTGCGTTCCTTACAAAGAACGTAGACTCAGATAGTACAGTAAAACTTGAATATAAGATAGACGATACAACTGACGATGATGACCAGGGTTGGACTACCATAGGAACTATTAGTTCTTCTGGACACCAAGTATTAACTCCATCACTAACAAGTCCAGTTGCATTCAAACGTATTAGATTTAAATTAACTTTGGTTACTGGTAAT